GTATTAAATCTAAATACACAAACTTTGGGTCAAGAAATGAAAATAGAACAAAATGCAATCAATATTAAAATTTCTCCTTCATCTTTGAAAGGAATGATTTCTATATTATATGAGAAAACTTTCCCTACTGAAAATAATATTATTATATATGACTTATTAACAGGAGAAAAATTATATAATATTAAACATAAAAAACTTATCACTTCATTTACTTGGAGTATTGATGGGTTAAGTATTGTTTCAGGGCATACTAACGGAACCTTGAAATTTTGGAATTTAATACCAAAAGAAAGTCTTTTTACATTAATATTAGTTAATCGTCGTAGAATTTTAGTAAATAAATCTGCTAAAACTATTACTAATATTAGTATTAATACTAAAATTCCTAGAATTCCAGAAGAATTATGGTCTATGATTACCAGTGAATTTCTTTTGTGATATTTTTATATTTTTTTAAAAAAATTTTTATTTTTTATTTAAAAGTAATACCTTAATGTAAAGTCCAAATGATTTTTAACTATTTTATTTTATAATTAAAATAACTAAAATAATTAAAAATAAGTTTAATTATAATATAAATTATACATCATATATATATAATAATGTTTAATAACAGCAATTCTAAAACAAATGGAGAATATAAATTTTTTATGGATATAAAAGATAACATAAGTGTTATTTTTGATGTTGGTTGTCGTTCAGATAGTGAGTTTATTAATTTTAGTGGAGAAGTTCATTATTTTGATCCCGTAAATGAATTTATAGAAAAACTTAAAAAAGAAAAAAATTTAAATAAAAATTCATATTTTAATAACTTTGGGTTAGGTGAAGAAGATAAGCAAATTTATTATTATCCTAAATATGAATCATTTTATGATAGAATAAATAGTTGTCGTATTAGTGATGATTTAAATAAAATTTTATTAAATATTAAAAAAGGAAAAGATTATGTTATTAATAATAATATTAAAAATATAGATTTTCTTAAAATAGATACTGAAGGATATGAATTAAATGTTTTAAAAGGATTTGAAGATTCTTTGGAAAATGTTAAAATAATACAATTTGAATATGGTGGAACATTTTTAGATAATAAAATAAAATTAGTTGATGTTATAAATTATTTAAAAGAAAAAGGATTTTATAATTTTTCATATTTAACTAATTATGGTACTGAAATTATAAAAGATTTTAATGATCATTATGAGTATTGTAATATAGTTTGTATAAATAAAAACAGTAATTTTGTTCCATTTTAAACTTTTTTACCTAGAATATGATTTTATTATTTTTTTGTTAAAACTTTTAAAAAAAAAGTTTATTTCAATTGATAAAAATATTAAAAGTCATTCTGGATACTTTTTAAAAAGTAATACCTAGAATATATTATTTATTTTATTTCTATTGATAAAACTTTAAAAGTCATTTCTAGGTGTAATAGAAAGCAAAATTAAAAACCTTAAAAAGGTCGAGGCGAGGCTTAGCAGGAAATACAAAACACTTTTTAGGAAAAAGTGTTAGCAAAAATAATAAACTTTTATACCGTTGAGTGCCAAATTTAAGACACACCTTGTGCGTCTTAACTTTTGGCATCAACACTACCTAAAATGCCTATTAAGACACCCCGTAGGGGTGCGTCTTAAATTAGGCACTTTACGGTAAAAGTTTTTTAAAAATATATGAATTAATTTGTAAGTTTTTGATAATACTTTTTTTTAAAAAGTATTTTGTAAGAATTGCTAATATGCCGCCAAACCTTTTAAAGTCATTCTAGATACTTTTTAGTGATAAAAATAAAATTAAAAAATAAAAGTATGTTTTTGCTAAAACATTTTATAAATAGTCTGTTTTTGCCAATGCTTTTTAGAAAAAAGCATATTTTTGTTAACACTTTTTCAGTAAAAAGCCCAAGTGGGCTTTTTACGCTAAAAAGTGTGTTTAATCATCTTTAGGATTTGGTGCTAGGCATAATTTAATATCACCAATTAACCCAATTTTATAAACAATTGTTAAAGGTAAGTCATTTTGTAAATGAACATGAATGACTTCACATAATTTAGAGCATTTGGTGAAAAGAATAAGATATTTAAGACTAAAAACACCTTCAATAATCTTTTCAGGGTTATCATTCCTTTCAAATACTAAACCATCACTACTTTGACCAATTGTTGTTGCTTGATCTACTGTATCACCATCACAACTTAATGTTAATTGTGAATCAACACATTTAATTTCAATGTTTTCAGACCATTCCGACATAAATCTACAAATCTTATGAAAAGTATCTGAAGGAATCATAACAACTGATTTATACTCAATATCAGGTAATTTACGGACTTCTTTAGTTGCATCCATTAAATTAAGGTAATAACGAGTTTTAATTTTACGCTTTTCATTGGTGATAAAAATACCTAGACGATTACTGTCTTCTTCATGTGTTAATGTTAGAATATCATCTTTTTCAATAATTCTAATTAATTGATAAAAGATTTTCATATTAACACCTAAAGCAATAGGTTTTTTACAATAATACTTTTCTAGTTTATCACCATTAATACGAACATGAACTGCTAATACATGCCCTTTATCTAATGTAAAAATACGAAGACCTTGAGCATCAAACTCAAAAGTTGCATCTTCAACAATCTCTTTTAAAGCCTCAAATAAATTCTTAATCTGTGGAACATTAATAGTTTCAAAGATAACATCCATTTTTTTACCACTAGGAGCAGTTTTTTGAAGAGCTGAACTAGATGAACTAGAAGAAATAGAAGTAGAAGACATTTTTTAGTTTATTAAATTAATTATATTTTTTAAATGTTTTAAATATTTTTAATTAATTAAAAACTTCTTAAATTATTTATTACTTTAAAATTCAATTTTAATTCAATTTTTAATATTAAAAACACTTTTTTCTAAAAAGTAAGTTTTTTGATAACACTTTTTTCTAAAAAGTGTTTAATCATCATAATATCTCAATAAAATAAGACCTACGACAACTTGTATAACAAAAATTAAAGATAATTCTTTAAATTCTTCATATTTCCATAATAAAAATATAGAAACTATTATTAATAAACCTGCTATAATTAATAAAAAATTATTTTTTCCAGTTGATGATAAAGGTAGTGTTGCCATTTATATAATTTTATGTTTTATATTAATATTTTATAATTATATTAGAAATACTTTTAAACTTTTTAAAAAATGCTTTTTAAAAAATGCTTTTTCAGTTAAAAGTTCCAAGTGGGACTTTTAATGGTAAAAAGCATGTTTTTGTCAATGCTTTTAAACTTTTTAAAAAAAAGTTTTATCAAAAACATGCTTTTTTAGAAAATGTTTTTGCCAATGCTTTTTCAGTTAAAAGCACCATATGCGCTTTTAACGGTAAAAAGCATGTTTTTGCCAATGCTTTTTCAGTAAAAACGCCATAAGCGTTTTTATGGTAAAAAGCATGTTTTTGCTAATGCTTTTTCAGTTAAAAGCGCCATATGCGCTTTTAACGGTAAAAAGCATGTTTATAAATATAATGAAACTAAATAAAATACTAATGAAAAAAGTAATGCTTGAACTATTAAAACATCAACTGATTTAGGTAATAATCCATAAAATAATTCTGCAGTTTGGGGGGATGCTAGTAAATAAAATACTAGAGTAAATAATAAACTTCTTAATGCAATTTCTCTATCCATACTAAACCCTTCTATTTGATTTTTTTCTTTTTTGTAAACCATTTTTAATATTATTAAATATTGTTATCTATAATTATATTTTTAATATATTTATAGATTTTTATTTTAGATTTTTATTTTAGATTTTTATATTTTTATTTCTAAAATAATAAAATTGATTTCAAAAAAATAATAAAATATTAAAAGTTTTAAAAGTTTTATTTCTAGGTATCAAAAACCAGAAAATAAAATTTAAAAGAAATTTAAATTAAAAATACAATTTAAAAATAGAATTAACAATTAATAGAATGACTTTACAGTATTATTTTAATAAAGATTTAATGGAAGTTGGTATTGATGAAGTAGCACGTGGTTGTTTATTAGGTCGTGTTTATGCTGCTGCAGTCATTTGGCCTCAAGAGGAACCACCTAACTCTCAATTTTTCCCACCTATTCGTGATTCTAAAAAATTAACTCCTAAAAAGCGTGAACAACTTAAAGGATTTATTGAATCAAATGCAATTGCTTTTGCTGTTGCTTATGCTACTGAAAGTGAAGTTGATAAAATTAATATTCTAGCTGCATCCCAGTTAGCAATGCACAGAGCATTAGATGATTTAAGAAAAAAGATGGATTTTGATAGTATTATAGTTGATGGTAATTACTTTATTCCTTATCAAACTTACACTCATAATACATTTGAAAAAGGTGATGATAAATATTTTTCCATTGCTGCAGCAAGTATTCTAGCTAAAGTTTATCATGACCAATATATTCGTGAATTGGTAAATGATTATCCTGATTTAGAAAAATATGGATTACTTGGTAATATGGGATATGGTTGTAAAAAACATATGGATGCTATTAAAACTTATGGAGTTTCTCAATTTCATCGTGTAAGCTTTAAACCTTGTTGTGGTAAAAAAAATATTCTTACAAAAAAAATAGAATAGTTTGATTTAATTATTTAATTAAAAGGTTTAATTAATTGATATAATAATGGATAATTATACGAATAATAGAATAATTCACTATTAAATTTATCTTTTTTTTTAAGAACCTCTTTACACATATTTTCAATTAATAAAATTCTTTTTTCTACAATTGAAAGTTTAGTTTTATACTCAGCTTCTTTAAAAATTATATTAAAATAAACTTCATTTGGTAAAATATTTATTTGTAAAAAGAATAATTCAACAAGACGACGATTAATATGCGTCAAATATTCTAAATAAGCTCGATATCCAGCTATTAGTTTTGACAATTCAAAAACAATTATTTTTTTTTTTTTAAATAATTCTTCAAGTAAATGAAGATATTGAGGGTCATTAACATATGGAGCAAGTGCAACAGGGGCTTTAACTTCTTCTTTAACCTCTTCTTTAACTTCTTCTTTAACTTCTTCTTTTACAAATTGCTCTTGTGAAACTTGTATCCCTTCAACACGCTGAATTTTTGCAGGTGGTTCAGTCATTTTAATAAAAGTTTTTTAAAGTTTTTGATGTTTTTTAAATTTTTTAAAAATAATTTATTAAATTTTTAAAAATCAATTTTATAATCTAAAATTAACCTTAAAATCCTTAAAATTCTTAAAACACTTAAAACCCTTTAAAAGTGTGTTTGAAACCTTTAATAAATATCATTTTCAAGATTAAATTACAAAATTATAAGATTATAATAATTATATAAAAAATAATATTTAATAATATTTTTAAAACAAAATAATTAAAAAATAATTAAAATGACTTATTTAAATGCTTTAGCTTTACATCCCAATAATCCAATTGAACAAAAAAAATACTTACAATTGTCTTTTAAAAAAACTATGATGAAATTAAAATATTTTATTAAATGTAATGAGTTAGATATTCGTAAAGAATCAATGACTTATGTTTTTGAGCATATTAAACCAACAATTA